TATAGTAGATTCAGAAAAATAGGGGGAAAAAATTTTGATTATCTTCACCAACGATGATGAGAAATTCTTAGCAGAGCCTCATGTGTTGATGGTGGGTAGGATAGACACACCACCCACGAGCAGAGACCTAACCTACATACTAAGGACGAGTAGATTTACACAGAAAGATGTAGAGGCTTGGCTTCCCTATGTCGCTAAGAAGTTAGTAGTGTGTATAGACAAGCCACCAAAGATAACGGGTAAGTTAAAAGACTCTGTGATTTTTGATGACTCTTACAAGAAGACCAAGAATAATTTTATGAATAATATAACCTCTATACTTTCTTGGACTGATAGAAAAAGAGTATGGAAAAGCATACAGGATTTACCTATACCATACGGGTTGGCTTTCCTTAGAGTAAATAGGGATGATATTAACCTGTGGCGTAGAATTGCAGATGCTAATATGGAATTGCCCGATGATTATGTAAGGGCTATATTTGCATACGGCGTAGAGCCAAAAAGAAGTAGAACACAATTTCCTAAAAAGAGGGGCGAAGCAGAGGAAGTGCCTTACCCTTTCAGACAAGATGATAAGTATTGGCGGGAGATATTAAAGACCGCCCCTGCTGTCGCTAATGAAGTGCGAGAGGGCAATGATGCTGTGCCTAAAGGTATGAAGAAGCGAAAGCAGGCGGTGAATGAATGGATTTAGCAACCTTTTTCTGTTTGTTTTTTATCTTAGTAATCTTAGTATTATCAATTCCATTTGGGGTTTTGACTTTAGGTTCAATCCCTATCACTTTAGAGGCTAAAGAAAATAATGATGAAGACGAGGATGCTTTCTTCTATTCGGCAATGTATTTGTCTCAGAATGATTAATAAGACTATTCATATACACTTAAGTATCACGGAAGGACATGAGCGCCAATAATCGCAGGATACGGCGTATCATTGTTGATTTACTATTCAAGTATGGTGAGATGACTAAAGAGGGTATGGCTGACCTTTTAGCCAAACACAAATCTGTTAGAACAGTCCCCTCACCCCATAGTTTGAGTGCTTTAATGTCTAAAAATCCACAGATTGTAGCCGTAGGCTCGGAGCAAGTAGAAAATGCAGTAGGCACTAAGGCAAATCATTTGATTTACGATGTTGATAGAAAATTAATAACTTGTAAGGAAGATATTATTTATAGCCGTTCTTTAACTGTAATGACCCCACAGCAGAAATCTTTGGCCGTAAAGTGCAAATGCGGGAGAATAAGAGTGTTACCACCTAAGAGTAAGGTATGCCTCCATTGTATCAGAAAGTAATTTTATATGCGGATAGATTATGAATCACTATAACCATACACAAAGCATGGAAGACGAGATGAGATTCATGTTGGACTTCATTAATTCAGTAAGCGCATTCGGGACTGACCCACTATTGGCGGATATACTTACTGAGGACAATTCTATGCAGGTCGCATACCTCAAAGACTGCATAGCATATTTGGCCGATGTAGATTTTGCTTTGCCCGATGATGAGTATTTCGATGAGATAGTTAAGCATCTTGGCGAAGCAGATGATTGGTCGGTTGATTACATTCGTGGTTTAACTCTCGGTATTTTAATGGGTATAGATACTGATAGCAAGAACCCTATGGGCTTCAAGCACGAGATGGCCTTACTATACAGATTCCTCACAGCGATACTCATTGAGAAGCGCTTTGGCTAACTTTATATGCGGATAGTTTCAGCGTGTAAATATGGCGAGACTACCGAAAGCAAGGTGGTAGTCCTAAACCGTAACCATGTTCGCAAGAGGTCGGAGAGAGATAAAAATATATTGCCTCTTAATAGTCGAATAAAAGTCGGATAAGCCATAACAGGTGATTTAATGAGTAAATTATGGGCGGTCAAACACAGGCCAAGTCTCGATGAGATAGTAGGGCAGGACAGGGTGCTTGACGCTATACCTTCTATGGGACACATGATATTCCACAGCCCCGAAGCAGGCACAGGCAAAACAAGTTTGGCTAATGCTTTGGCCGAGAGATATGATTTTGTTATTCACACCTTCAATGCAAGTAGCAAGAAGACAAGAGGTATAGAGTTTGTAGAAGAAGAGTTACTACCTATGTCCCGCACAGGTAATTGGAAGCAGGTATTCCTACTTGACGAAGCAGACCAATTGACTGCTTCTGCTCAGTCCGCTCTCAAGGGAGTTATTGAGAATGCAACAGGATATTTTATTCTTACCTGCAACGACCTAAGTAAGATTTCTACTTGGTTACAGTCTCGTTGTAGGGTCTTGCACTTCAAGCCTATTGCAGACAGCGACATGAAAGATAGACTAACTATTATAGCGGGCAAAGAAGGCGTAGAGATTACTGATACTCAATTGGATTTAATTATAGAGGCTAACAAAGGCGACTTACGCTCGGCCATAAATTGCTTACAGGCGTATGCAGGTATGGAGAATGGCGACAAGTTTTTGCATTCCCTGTTAGACGATGACTTCCAACCTAATTTATTCTTGACTATGGTTTTCCGTGAGAAGGATTACGAAGAAGCATACAAGTGTATAGTGGGGTTTGACCCACGAAGAAGCGTGCGTAGAGTATTCCTGCACGCAGTAGAGTCCAACGCAAGAACCGCCTCTAAATTAGCGGTTATAGATGCGTCCGTAACAGCCGAGCGTGATTTTATAGCAGGTGTCGAACCTGCAATAGTCATTGCTAACTTCGTGAGAATGTGTTTGGATGCTTAACTTTATATGCGGATAGGTAAAGCGGTGGATACAGCAAGGTGAAGAACCATGATAGACGAGAAAGTAATAGAGAGAACAGCAAAAACATTGAATACCGATGTTGCGACCCTAAAGGCAATGACCGATAAGGTTCTTGCAGAACAGGGTTCAGCATGGGCGAGTGCAGGTAAGAGTGAAGCAGATGCTTACGCTCTCGCACTAAAGGTAGCGGGTAGTAAAATACGCAACGCTAACGCAAGACTCGCACGCTCCGGTGCTTCCAAGATGGAAGGTATGTTTGTAAGTGTCCCACGACCTAAAGAATGGGGTAAGATTCTCTACAATAAGATGAAGAACCAATTGATGAATGCTTCTGAGGAAGTAAGAATGACCTTCGTAGATAACGGAGCGGTTGTTCTTTACACGGATAACGCCGATGGAACATTTACAAGATACGCACGAGAAGACTTCTATGGTGAAGATACTTCTACCGTGAGCGAGTTACCTTCTAACGCTATGCAGTTAGACGGTATTACACATTTCTACTGTGTTTGGGATAAGAACAACAAGACCTTCCCAAGCGGAGATGCTAACTTCAAGTTTGGCGCACCGAGACCACAGAACGAGAGAGAGCGCACTTCGCTGTTCTTCGGTAGGCAAGAAGGCCAAGATGGTTGGAAGGCTATGACTGTAACAGCACAGGGTAACTCTGCGGATATTCAATTCCCTACCTTTACGCCACTAACTATGGCTCTAAGGCTTGGTAAGGACGGCACAAAAGCCTATGTTAAGGCAGACATGGCCGATTACACAATTGACCCGTCAAAGGCAGACATTTTTGAGTCTGACCCGAAGGGACTCATGGCTTCTTACTTAGGAGAAGAGAACATGGTTGCGAGCCTTGATGACTTGCGAACATACTACGATACATTCAACGGTTCTGACGGGTGGTGGGATAGAATACTTGGCGTTGTCGCTGAGGTCATTCACATTGACCCAAGAGATAACGGCGGTTTTACCCTTGTCTGTGCTGATTTGGATATAACTTCCTCTGCCCCCGTTGTCGAAGTCTATGTAGGTGCTTCTGATGCAAACCGCATTGACTTTGCCGTTGGAACAAAAATTCTACTCGTGGGACAAACATGGAGAACACGAGATACTGACGAACAAAGACTGTCCGTGAATGGATGGTGGCCGTTTGACGAGGTAGAAGCAATGACCGAGACCACACAGGCCACACTTGAGGCCGATGGGTGGGATTGATGAGAGCATTAGGTAACTTTCTACTGATTAAGAGACAGGAAGATGACGAGACCGAGAGCGGTCTCATTATGGGACAGTCTCATGTTTTTGAGATAGTCTCAAAAGGAACAGATGTAAGCATAAACGCACAGGTAGAAGACAAAGTTATAGTCACAAAGGGCGACATTCTAATTCCCGTTGCCCGCTATAACAATGTCTTTGCCGTGAGAGAAAGTGATGTGGTGGCGATAGTATGAGCGAAGATACACTTATAACGGGTAAAGAAGCGAGAAAGAAATTACTAAAGGGAGTAAATAAGGTTGCTAACGCAGTTAAGAATACTCTTGGTGCTAATGCTACAACGGTTATTATTGAGCAAGAGGATTCATTTCCTCTTATTCTAAACGATGGGGTTAGTATAGCACAAGCAGTCAATGACCCCGACCCCTATGTGCAGATGGGTATTGACTTGATTAAACAGGTGGCTACACAGGCTCAGAATTCTTCCGGTGATGGAACGACTACTGCTACTGTTATTGCTCAGTCTCTATGCAACGAAGGAATGGATATGATTAATGCGGGAGATGACCCCGTAGAGGTAGTAGATACATTGAAGGCTGATGCCGAGAAGGTTATTACAGCCCTTAAAGAAAATTCAACAGAATGTGAGGCGTTGGCTAACCTTATTGATGTGGCTACCATTTCCGCTAACAACGATAGCGAATTGGGTAGTCTCATTGCAGAAGTGATGCACGAGATTGGCTCTGAGGGCGCTATTGCTATGAAGAACGGTAGTAGTTACGAGACATACTATGAGATAACAGAAGGGTTGGATATACAAGCAGGGTCGGCGAGTCCCTATTTTACCGAGAGTATTAATAACGCTAATGTTCTGATTAGCATGGATAAGATAAATACTTTTGAGAGTATAGTCCCTGCTATGGAAGAGTCTCTACAACAAGGTAGAGGCTTGCTTATTGTCTGTTCTGATTACAACCCTGCTATTCTTCCTAACTTATTAATTAATGTGGTGCAAGGTAAAATAAATGCAAACCTCGTAAAGTTAGCGGGGATGAAAGACACTCAATGGGCATGGGCTGAGGACATAAAGGCCGTAACAGGTGGAACAATACAGTCGGAATTGAATGGTATGCTCAATATAGATATGGGCTATGCAGATACAGTAGTCTGTAAGAAAGACTCTTGTGTTATAGAGAGTAAAGTTAATGCTGTTGATTCTAAGATTGAAAGCCTACAAGCATTGATGGACAATTCCGAGTCTTCTTGGGATAAACAAGTCTATGCTCGTAGGATAGCAAGATTAAGGCGTGGTGTAGCGTCTATTGTTGTGGGAGCAGATAGCGAAGTAGAATTGAGAGAGCGTAAGGAGCGTATTGACGATGCCGTTAATGCGGTTCGGGCGGCACAACGCAATGGTATTATTGCAGGCGGTGGCTCACTACTATACGCTTTGAGTAAAGACTCAGACAACCCTTTGATTGTAGAGGCATTTACTACGCCCCTTAATTTAATTGCGGCCTACTGTGATGTTTTCGTAGAGCCGGAAATGATTGACGGCGAATTCAACGGTATAGGATATAACGCTAAGACTAACGAATGGTGTAACATGATAGAGGCGGGAGTCATTGACCCCGTAGATGTTGTAGTCAATTCGATTCGTAGCGCTATTTCCATTGCTACACTTGTTTTACTAAGTGAGGCTATGGTAGCACTACCAAGAGACTAACTTTATATGCGGATAGGAGATGGATGATATATGACTTGGGGAACACAAGGAACAGCAGTTAAGAAGGCAGTAGTAGAGCAAGCACCCGCTACGCTCTATGATAGAGATTATTACCGTAACCTATTAGACGGTAATAGAAAGACGACACAGAAGTATAGAATGGCTCTTGTAGCACACGAGAATGCGTGCAAGACAGGACTCGCTCTTGATTTGTTAGACAATGAAATTAAGCAAGGTAAAAAGGTAGTTATTTTAGATGTGGATAATTCCGCTTCTTCTACGGTTGATTACATTTACCCCGATGCAGATAATATAACCATTATACCATTGTTAGATGAAGCCGATGATTCTATTTACCACGAAGACAATTCAATAGACCACATGGCTCTTGTGAATAAGACCAAGTGGTTCATTAACCTATTAGCAGAAGACATTGAGAAAGACCCCGATGCTTACGGCGGTCTCATTTTCGATGGTGGTTCTACTTTCCTAAAGTGGTGCGAATTCGCTATGAGACAGTCTTTACTCGCTAAAGGTATTATTGAGAATGAAGACGACTCCTTCAACCAAAAGGAATGGAGAGAGCGTAACAGACTCAACAGAGATGTATTGGATAGGCTACACGCCCTACCTGTCTCTAAGATTTTCAACACCTTCCACTTGAAGGCCGTTCAACAGTATATGGATGACGGCACAGGTAAGAAGGTTCTAATGACTGTCGGGGAAAGACCCGATTGGGAAAAGGGCACTATGCGCCGATTCTCACAACAAATATTCCTAAGTAGATACATGAAGAAAGCAGACATGGCCGCAGGAGTCAAGGGAGACAAAAGCCTCAATGAAGGGGAGTGGTGCGTCAAGGCGACTATTGAAGAAATGAAGGGAAGCAACATGGAATATGTCGGTTCTACTCATACGGTTCTGTCTGTGAATAACGGTAAGGTTGAATGGTTCGGCCTACCGTTCTTGAGAGAGAAGGTGAGTAAGGATGGCGACAACACAGATACACAATGAGCAATTGACTTCCCTTTTAAATAGGGTCAAAAGAACGCAAACGGTAGGCGGTAAGTCGCAAGACCAAGTGCTTTCCTGTATTCTAAAGTGTAGAGATGGTAGAGCCATTGTTACTTCCTTAGTGAAGGATGGTCTAACTTCTTTGAGCAGAATGTCTATTCCTATTGATGCGCTTACAGATGGCGAATTTTTCATAACAGACATAGACACCTTGTTAGGTGTTTTGAAATACCATTCGACCATACTAACATTAGAGCAGGACGGAGACAAGTTAAGGATTAAGTCTTCTAACAAACAGACTACGCTGAGTGCTTCTTCT